AAATTTATTTCTAATTAACACGCAAGGTAGTAGTCGCCTTGCATTTTTAGGGCTTAGCCTAGATAATCTGTGGTAACTCAGGAAAAGGATGTTTTTAAATCTATCAAACTTCCTGCCAGCAATGGTCGATCTAAGCAATTTAATCTTAACTATTTCAATTTTGGAATAGGTAGGCGAAGTTAAAGCAGAAAAGATTCCAACGGCAAGGGTGTTGAGGAAATGCAAACGTGGCAGTTTGGCTGTGAGACGAGTCTATAAGAGGAAAGAGGTATTTGGTTCGAGGTGCAACAAGAGCTTAATACCATATCTTACAAAAATTGGGTGCCTCCCAAAAGTATGTAAGGTGAGTCGATTGTCCGCAAAACAATCGATAACAAGCAGGCGCTGTGCATTTTGTTCTTCAAAAGAGAATGAAACACATGGCGATGCGTGTCTGTGATAGATGAAAGATGATTTTTATATTTTAAAAGCTATTCAAGATAGAAAAAACTCAAAAAAGCAAAAGTCATCGCCCGTCACAAACGAAAGTGTACTTCGGCAATTAGATTGCCTGCTCAAGTCTCGCAAGGATAAGAGTAAAGTCAAAGAGTAAAGCAGCTTAGACTTTTAGCGGGGTCTTCGTTAATTGAAAAATGGCTTAGTAGTTTGTGATGTAAGGAGTGATTGGTCTAACCTATCGTGCATGAGTGATACAAGTAGGAATATTTGTGGACAAGATAATAAACAATAAGTTATCAAAAGTCACTCGTTTAAAGCAGTAGTCTCATGCTGGTTAATGGATATATGGTAGACGGATTAAGTCCTGTTTAGGGAATCGAGACGTCACAGGTTCGAGTCCTGTCGTTCCAATCGCGATTTTAATTCGCAGTGAGAGGTCTTGAAAAGGTCACACATCGTGTGGCTTTTTGTTTTGTCGAAAGGAGGGGTGGTCATGAATGAACGCGAAAAATTAGCGATTGAAGAATTGAAAACAGTAGCCAATGATTTGATGTCAGATTGGCCAGGCTCTCGGAGCAGGCAGAAGTCTTTCGTACTCAATTACATGGCTAACGGGTTTCAGAATGCTACACAAGCAGCAAAAGAAGCTGGTTTTAGTGAGAAGACTGCGAGAACATCAGCTTCAAATATGTTGACAGGAATGAACAATTATGAACATATTCCACCAGTAGTTGAAAAACTAAAAAATGCCTTTGACGAGCGCAGAACGGAGCTTTCTTTGCTCAATTCTGTGGACATTCAGCAGTTTTGGGCGAAAATTATCAGACGTGAGATTAAAGATATCAAACTCGTTGGCGACGGGGAGGGTTATCAGTCGGTCAAGGAAGTTCCTCCTGATTTATCTGTGATGTTGTCAGCATCGGACAAATACGCAAAAACGTTGGGAATGTATCAAAATAACATTGATATCACTCAACGAACTATTGAAATCAAGGTAGGTGATTGGGATGCTGACGAAGAGTAAACCTAAAATCGAGATAGTCATTGACTATCCAAGCAGGGTTTTTAATAAGCATATCTATGACAAGCTGACAGATTATTCAACCTTTACTGAGGTCCATTACGGTGGAGCTTCAAGTGGAAAGAGTCACGGAGTTATTCAGAAGGTAGTCTTTAAGGCTTGTCAAGATTGGAAGCATCCACGTAAAATACTTTTTTTGCGTAAAGTCGGGTCGACAGTCTATGACTCGATTTTTGAAGATGTGAAGCAATGCTTGGATAAGTGGCAGTTGCTTGATAAGTGTAAGGTTAACAATTCAGCTTATCGAATTGAGTTACCAAATGGTGCACAGTTTATTTTCAAAGGGTTAGACAATCCGGAGAAAATCAAGTCTATCAAGGGTATTTCAGATGTGGTCATGGAAGAGGCCTCTGAGTTCACGCTAGACGATTACACGCAGCTTACGCTTCGTCTCAGGGATAAGAAGCACAAGCAGAAACAAGTCTTCTTGATGTTCAACCCAGTTTCAAAAGTCAACTGGACCTACAACGCTTTTTTTGTTAAAAACCCCAAAAATACGGTTGTTTATCACACTTCCTACAAAGATAATCGTTTTTTAGACCAAGTCACAATTGAGAATCTCGAAGAATTGGCCAACAGAAATGAAGCGTACTACAAGATTTATGCTCTGGGTGAGTTTGCGACTCTGGACAAGCTAGTCTTTCCGAAATACGAGAAGCGATTACTTAATAAAGATGAGCTGGCTCATCTGCCGGCTTATTTTGGTCTTGACTATGGATTCATCAATGACCCGTCAGCTTTGCTTCATGTAAGGATAGACGATGTTAACAAGCGTTTATATGTCGTTGAGGAATTTGTAAGAAAGGGATTGACCAATGACAAGATTGCAGAAAGTATCAAGGCCCTTGGGTATGCAAAAGAGCAAATCAGAGCTGATAGTGCTGAAAAGAAATCGAATCAAGAATTGCGAAATCTTGGAATCTCTCGAGTTGTTGATGTGCAGAAAGGCCCTGGATCAGTTATGCAAGGCATACAATACTTATTGCAATATGATTGGATAGTCGATGAACGGTGTGTGAAGCTGATTGAAGAGCTCGAAAATTACACTTGGAAAAAGGACAAGAAGACAAATGAGTACATCAACGAGCCGGTGGATAGCTACAATCACTGCATCGATGCGATTAGATATGCTTTACAAGATAGGATATATAAAACGAAAATCAAATTATTCAAAGGAGGTTTTTAACCTTGTCAAAAGTGTTTGTCAATAAACGAAAAGTCATTACGACAACAAGCGATGAAGTGACTGAAGAAGTCGTTACTGAAGCGATTAGGCTTCATATGATCAAGCTGGTCGAGAATTACATCGAAAGTGAAGATATGTATCTCTCACAACATGAAGTCTTGAAGATGACTAAAAAAGATAGTTGGAAGCCAGATAATCGTCTAGTTTTTAATTACGCCAAATATATTGTTGATACGTTCACAGGTTATCAAATCGGTGTCCCGGTCAAAATTAAGCACGAAGATGAAAACGTGAACGAGTTTGTCACTGATTTCCGTAAGATAAATGACATGGAGGATTCAGAGTTTGAACTTGCTAAGATGTCTAGTGTGTTTGGTCATGCGTTCATCTATGTTTATCAAGACGAACATAAGCAGACTAGAGCGACATATAACAGTCCAATCAATATGTTCATCGTGCATGATAATAGCATCGAAGAGCGCCCTTTATTCGCAGTGAGGTATACGTTTAATGAGAATAGCCAGACAGGTATTGGTCAGGTTATCACGAATGATGAAGTGATTGACGCTACGTTTTCAACTGGTGGAACAGTAAGATTCGGTGAGCGTACTCAGCACATCTATAGTTCTATCCCAGTTGTTGAATTGATTGAGAATGAAGAACGACAAAGTGTTTTTGAAAGCGTCAAGACCTTGATTAACGCTTTGAATAAGGCAGCAAGTGAGAAAGCGAATGATGTGGATTATTTTGCAGATGCTTACTTAAAGGTGCTGGGTGTCGAACTACAAGAGGAAGATGCTAGTCAAATCAGAGAGAACAGGATTTTTAATCTTTGGAAGAATGGCGACGGACCTTTACCTGAAGTGAATTTCCTTGAGAAGCCAAGTTCAGACACGACTCAAGAAAATCTTATCAGCTTACTGAAGGAGTCTATTTTTGCCATTTCAATGGTTGCCAACATGTCTGAAGCTGAGTTTGGGAATTCCTCGGGAACTGCTCTTGCTTTCAAACTGCAAGCCATGGATAACCTTGCTCGGATGAAGGATAGAAAACTACAATCTGCATTTAATCGTTTGTATCGGATTGTGTTCAGTGTGCCTTTGACAACGGTCTACGAGGATGCATGGTCTGGTTTGACTTATACATTTACTAGAAACGTACCAAGAAATATTCTTGAAGAAGCGCAGATTGTCGGACAGTTGTCTGGACAAGTTTCAGAAGAAACCAAGTTATCTGTTTTATCTATCATTGATGATCCGCAGAAAGAAATCGAAAGAATAGAAAAAGAAGAGGAAGCTATGGGCGACCTTGAGACTCGTTTGGAAAAACAAAAAATCTACTCAGATGCTGAAATAGATGAAAGCCAGAAAGTTATAGCAAATGTTGACCAGTAAGTATTGGGAAGATAGGTATCGTGCTGAAGAAAAGGCTAGGGAACTAGCAGATAAGAGAGTAGCTTATCAACTGAACGGTGTCTATCAACAACACGCTAACAGTATTCAGAAAGAAATAGATAGCTTTTGGCAAAGGTATGCTGATAAAGAGGGTATCACAAAGCTAGAGGCTAAACAGAGAGCTGATAGACTTGATATGGTTAATGTTGAGTTTAAGGCTAGGCAGTTAGTTGAACGTGCTAATCGCATGAGGCAACGTGGCCAGAAAGTAACGAGCGAGGATTTCACAAAGGCAGAAAACGACTTGATGAAACTCTATAACTTGAAGATGAAGACAAGTCG